TGCCAAGAAGCGTTATATTCTGAATGTTTGGGACAGTGAAGGTGTGCGATACACCGAACCCAAACTTAAGATGATGGGTATTGAAGCGGTTAAATCATCAACTCCTGCTCCTTGTCGCCAAATGATTAAGGATGCTCTAAAACTGATGATGAGTGGAACTGAGGATGAAGTAATAGACTTCATTGACAATTGCCGTCAAAAGTTTAAATCTCTTCCCCCAGAAGAAATTTCTTTCCCCAGAACAGCATCTGACGTTCGTAAGTATCGTTCTTCTTCTGACATTTATGTGAAAGGAACTCCAATTCATATTCGTGGAGCACTGCTTTTCAATCATTATATTAAAGAAAATAAACTGACTAATAAGTATTCCCTTATTAATAATGGTGAAAAACTTAAATTTGTATATTTAAAGAAACCAAATATTATTCAGGAAAATGTAATTTCCTTTATTTCAGATTTTCCTAAGGAGCTTGGTCTTGACAAATACATTGATTATGAACTACAATTTGAGAAGAGTTTCTTAGAACCACTTAAATCTATACTTGATGCGATTGGTTGGAAAGTAGAAAAAACCGTAAACCTTGATTCATTTTTTGCCTAATGGACTTCCTTAAAGATATTGTAAAAGAAATTGGTGGAGAATACACCCAACTTGCCTCAGAGATTGATGAAACCGAAACTTTTGTGGACACAGGTTCGTACATTTTCAATGCTCTTGTATCCGGCAGTATATTTGGTGGTGTATCTGGGAATAAGATTACTGCAATCGCAGGTGAGAGTTCTACTGGTAAAACTTTCTTCTCTCTTGCCGTCGTTAAAAATTTTCTTGACAATAATCCTACTGGATATTGTTTGTATTTTGATACTGAAGCAGCAATCACCAAATCCCTTCTGGAGAGCAGGGGAATTGACACAACTCGTCTGGTGGTTGTCAATGTAGTAACCGTTGAAGAGTTCCGTGGTAAGGCACTTAAGGCAGTTGATCTCTATATGAAGAAACCCGAAGGAGAACGCAGTCCCTGTATGTTTGTGCTAGACTCTTTAGGGATGCTTTCCACCAGTAAGGAGATTAATGATGCACTGAATGATAAGGAAGTTCGGGACATGACCAAATCTCAACTGATTAAAGGTGCATTCCGTATGCTTACCCTCAAATTAGGTCAAGCAAAAATTCCTATGATTGTTACTAACCATACCTACGATGTTATTGGCTCTTACGTTCCTACAAAAGAGATGGGTGGTGGCAGTGGTCTTAAGTATGCCGCTTCTACTATCATTTATCTCAGCAAGAAAAAAGAAAAAGATGGAACAGATGTCATCGGAAACATTATCAAGGCAAAGACTCACAAATCACGTTTAAGCAAGGAGAATCAAGATGTTGAAGTCCGTTTGTATTATGATGAGCGCGGCCTTGATCGTTATTACGGTCTTTTGGAACTTGGTGAGATTGGTGGACTCTGGAAGAATGTAGCAGGTCGTTATGAGATTGATGGGAAGAAAATCTATGCCAAAGAAATTCTCAAAAATCCCGAAAAATATTTTACCGATGAGGTAATGGAAAAACTTGATGTAATTGCCAAAGGCGAATTTTCTTATGGATAATCTTTTAGATTTTGTTCATATTCATGAAAACGTTCTTACTAAGGATATATGTGAGTTTTTGATTGGTTTTTATGAAAATAATACTGAAAAACTAGAACGGTATGATTTAGATGGAAAACCTAATTTTTCTCAGATTAACTTGACTGAACAAAGGGAATATTCTCAAGATAGCCAAAACGTTCATAATTTTTTAATACAGACTGTTTTTCATTATCGAGATAGATATTATGAGTTTATTGATGGAAGAGTATTTCCAGAATCTCATGCATTTGAGCAATTTAGAATAAAAAAGTATAACTGTGATGGTATTGATAGATTTGATACTCACGTTGATGTTACAGATTATGCTTCATCTAGAAGATTTCTTTCATTTTTTTGGTATTTAAATGATGTTGAATCTGGTGGAGAAACTATCTTTAAAGATTTAACCATTGCTCCAAAGCAAGGGACAATGGTTATTTTTCCTCCTCTATGGATGTTTCCCCATAAAGGAAATCCCCCAATTAGTAATCCAAAATACCTTTTGAGTACATATTTACACTACAAATAATGGAAAGACTTGAATTAACAATTTTAAGAAACCTGATATACAACGAAGATTATGCTAGAAAAGTTATTCCATTTATACAACCAGAATATTTTCAACAAAGAGTAGAGAAAGTTGTATTTGAAGAAGTTGTTAAATTCATAGTTAAATATAGTTCTTCAATCACTATTGAAGCATTATCAATTGAAATTGAAAATCGTAGAGATTTAACAGAATCTGAAAATAAGGATATTGGAGAATTACTTCCAAATCTCAATAATTTACCAGTAGATAAACAGTGGGTATTAGATATTACCGAGAAGTGGTGTCGGGACAGAGCAATTTATCTTGCTCTTATGGAATCTATACATATTGCTGATGGTAAAGATGATGCAAAGGGTAGAGATGCAATTCCACATATTCTCTCTGATGCATTAGCAGTATCTTTTGATAATAATATTGGACACGATTATTTACTGAACTATGAGGAAAGGTATGAGTACTATCACAGAAAGGAAGAAAAAATTGAATTTGATCTCGATTACTTTAATAAAATCACGAAAGGTGGCCTCCCTAACAAAACTCTTAATATCGCTCTTGCTGGTACAGGCGTCGGGAAGTCTTTATTCATGTGCCATGTTGCTAGCTCCGTCTTGCTCCAGGGCAGGAACGTTCTCTACATTACAATGGAGATGGCAGAAGAGAAAATTGCTGAACGAATTGATGCAAACTTATTGAATGTTCCTATTCAACAGTTAGAAGATTTGCCTCGTGCAATGTTTGAGAATAAGGTCAATAATATTGCCAAGAAGACTCAGGGTTCTCTTATAATTAAAGAATATCCGACTGCTTCTGCTCATAGTGGTCATTTTAAGGCACTTTTAAATGAACTTGCTCTTAAGAAATCATTTAGACCTGATATTATTTTTATCGACTACCTTAATATTTGTGCTTCCTCTAGGTATAGGGGAAATATGTCTGTCAATTCTTATTCATATATCAAGGCAATTGCTGAAGAACTTCGCGGTCTGGCAGTGGAATTCAATGTTCCCATTGTCTCTGCTACCCAGACTACCCGTAGTGGTTATGGGAACTCTGATGTTGAACTTACTGATACTAGTGAATCCTTTGGTCTTCCTGCTACTGCTGATCTTATGTTTGCCCTTATTAGCACTGAAGAGTTGGAAGAGTTGGGTCAGATTTTAGTTAAACAACTTAAGAATCGTTATAATGATCCTACAATGAACAAGAAGTTTGTGATTGGTATTGACCGTGCTAAAATGCGTCTTTATGATTGCGAGCAGTCTGCTCAAAAAGACATACTTGACAGTGGGCAAGAAGAGGAGTATAATTACGAAGAAAAGAAACCAAAAAAATCATTTGAGGGATTTAAATTTTCATGACACAACGAGTTGACTTTGATAAATATCAAAACTTTGTGGATGCCGTAACTTCTGATGCATCCAAAGATTTCCTTGCTCTTTCTGACCGTATGGTTCAGTTGGATGAGAAAGGTGCTAATATTGAACGTCTTCTGACTGCCGCTGTTGGTATTAATGCTGAAGGTGGTGAGTTTATGGAGATTGTAAAGAAAATGGTCTTCCAAGGCAAATCCTGGAATGATGAAACCCGTACTCACCTTATCAAAGAACTCGGTGATACTATGTGGTATGTTGCTCAGGCGTGTATTGCTCTTGAAGTTTCTTTTGATGAAGTGATTCAAACTAATATTGATAAACTGATGAAGCGTTATCCTGATGGGTTCTTTGATGTGTATTATAGTGAAAATCGTGAAGAGGGAGACATCTGATGACTAAATCCGTATCTATTAAAATGGACGTGCGTACTGCCGCTGCAGTTCGTCAAATTCTTTTTGAAAATCAGAAAGGTTATACTTATGATGAGGTTTCTGTTCCTCCTCGTATTTCTGATATTCGTTCTGTAATTGTAGATCTTGATGAAAAAATTGGTTCTGCATTAGAATGAATAAATAACCCTTCGGGGTTTTATTGGGGAATTAGCTCAGTTGGTAGAGCGCCTGCTTTGCAAGCAGGATGTCAGCGGTTCGAGTCCGCTATTCTCCACTCTGCCCAAGTGGTGTAATGGTAGCCACGTATGCCTTAGGAGCATATATCGTAAGATGTGGAGGTTCGAGTCCTCTCTTGGGCACTAAATACCTTATAATATAAGACTGTAATTTCCAATGTCGAAGGCAGTAAATCTTGGATCAGTAATGGAGGGTATATTTGCCATTGCTATTGGATTGATTTTATGTGAAAGTGATCTGCCGAGTAGGCAATTAACCGCAGGGCAAGTTAATTCAATTAGAAGACAAATTAATTTTAATACTGGATCTTTTAAGAAGAGGTTGTTTAGGGGAAAGCAGAGAATAGGGAAATATGCAGTTGATAATGTTGAGGTTAATTTGGTTGTTAATCTGAAATTAGGTGAGGCGGGAAGTGCCTATGGTAAAAAATATTTTGAAAATACAAAAGAAAGTGTAATACAAAGACTAATAGGATCTGTAGTTCAAAATGCTGCAAGATATAAGAAACTATTAACGGAAGCTAAAAATGAATATCTATTAAATCAAAAACCAGACGTTGTTAAAATTGATGTAATTGCTGATGGTGTTGCCGGAGAACAAACCGGTGGTGATATTAAGGGTGATGTTATGGTCACTATTATGATCAATGGAAAACCCGCTCTTTCAAATCAGAACTTAAATTTTTCTCTGAAAGCAGGAACAACACCAAGTAAAACTTTATCTAATGAAAGTCCTCATAAATCATTATTAAGAGTTTCTGAAACTTTTAATCTTGGTATAAATCCAAGAGATTATCAATTCCTTGATGAGGTTGCCAGATCCCCACAACAAAAATATCAAAAAGTTGTTTATACTAAAAAATTATATGATGCAGTTTTAAAAGGAATGAATCAAAAATTTTCTGCTAGTGGAAGAGTTGGATCGCAACTTGCCTGGCAGTTACTTAAAAATTCTGCATTTGGATCAGATTATGCCCAAGTTGTGAGCATTTCTCCTAGGATAATCAAAGAATCTAGTCCACAGTATATTAATGCTCTTCAAGAAAGATATCCAGACCTAGAGGTTAGGAAAACGGGAGAAAAAATTCAATTCTATATTTCAGAATTAAATAAACCACTTTTTTACTTAAGATTTAAAAATCGTTCTAGCATTATTGGACCTGAATCTGCAGAAATTAAGGAAATGAAATTGATGATTGAAACTGATAAGATATTTTATCAACCAAATGACTTTGACCCCAAATTAAATAATATTGGAGTATGAGAGAAGTTAAATATTTTTTAAACCCAATTGTAAAAGAATTTATAAAAGTTTCTTCCGATAAAACTTTTGAAAATTTTTTAGCATATTTTTACGCCAAAATAGAAGATAAAATCAAACAAACTAAACAGCAATCGATAAAGGATAAATATATTAAGATTAGACAAAGTGCATTACAGTACATTATTGTAAATAAAAATATAATAACAATTGAACTTTGTAAGAAAAGAAATACCAACAAATGAAATCATTTTTCCAGTTTTTATCCGAAGTAACCTCAACTGCATCCCAACAAGCTGCCCGTATGAACCTTAAAGGTGATGGACACGGAGGTTGGTATAAGGATGGTGAATTTGTGGCGAAAACTGAAAAGGGGAGGTTAGTCTTCTTCAATAAGAGGCAAAATACTCCTGGAAAAGATCCAGCACAAACTCCAAAAGAAAAAAATATTTCTGATCCAAATTTTGTAGATCCTGCCCTTCAGCAACAGCAGGTTCCACCAGAACAGCAGGCTCCCCCTGAGCAGCAGGCAGCAGCACAAGAAGCACCCCCACAAAACTTCTTACCAGTAGAAAAGACGAAGGGAACTCTTACAATTGCTTTTGGCCGCTTCAATCCTCCTCACTTGGGGCACCTTCAACTTATGGACACCGCTGCTGCTTCTGCCGAGCAGGAGGGTAGTGATTATATGATTGTCCCCTCACGTAGTCAGGATAAAAAGAAAAATCCATTGGATGCCGATACAAAAGTATCAATAATGAGACAGATGTTCCCAAATCACAGTGAAAGAATTGTGAATGATGGGAACACTAAAACGATCTTTGATGTTCTTAAAAAGGCGCACAATGATGGATATGCTAATGTAAGAATTGTTGGTGGTGCCGATAGAGTCAAGGAATTTGACAAACTTGCAAATAGTTATAACAATAACCTGTATCAATTTGATAATATTGAGGTAGTATCTGCTGGTGATAGAGACCCAGATTCTGAAGGTGTTGAAGGTCTTTCTGCATCAAGAATGAGACTTGCCGTAGCAGAGAATGATTTTAAAACTTTCCGCTCTGGAATGCCCCCAGAACTTCCAAGAAAGAGAGCAATGGAAATATTTAATATGGTTCGCCAATCAATGGGAATTAAGGATGAAGTAGTTGAAGTCTGGCAGATTGCTCCCAAATTTGATTGGAAAAATCTTCGTGAGAATTACGTTACTGAAAAGATTTTCACTGTTGGGCAGTTGGTAGAAAATCTTAACACTGGATTAGTTGGACGTATTATTCGTCGTGGAACTAATTATCTAATTTGTGTTACCGAAGATAATATTATGTTCAAATCTTGGATTAAAGATGTTATGGAAAAGGTTACGAATGTTTCAGGTGTTCCTGCAAATCAAAGAGAAGTTGGAACCGATTCTTATCGAGAGTATGTTCAGGGACTTTCTGCTAAAGAGAAAATTCAGTCATTCATAAATAAGAATAGGAAAAAGTAAGTATTAAAAGAATCTTCCAATGAATAATAAAGAAATTTTTGAAGAAGCACCCGCTCCTGTTGCTGCTGGTCCTGCTGGTGCCAAAGAAAAAATTGAAAAACAGGCAAGACAACTTGCCTATGACACCAGATATAAAGTAAAACAGACCTTTAAAGGTGGAAAGACCGATCCTGCGTCTGTTCAAAGGGCATATCTTCAACAACTTCAGAAATCAAGTGCTCCTGCTCCAGTTAAATTGAGAGCAAAGCAAATGTTACTGGGGGAAGATTATCTGCAGGGTATTGATGATATGGTTGCAGAAAGTCTATCAAATTCTTTATTTAAAGTATTTGTGGAAAAGAAAGAGGATGAAAGTATAATTGTATCATCCGAATATCTGAATACACTTGCAGAAATGGATGAGAGAAAATATAAAGTAAGAGTTACTGATAAGAATACTGGTAGATCATATGTTCGTTATGCAACTCGTGAAAAAATTAACCAACTTCGTTCAAATTCAAATATTAAGTCAGTTGAAATGACTGAATATGGAACTCCATATGAAGGTGAGAAGAAACAGGGAGAGCAGACTGCAAAAGCAACTTCTGGTAAGGGATTGGACCCTGTAGGTAAGGAAGATTCTGATGTTAATAATGATGGTAAGGTTGATAAGCAAGATTCTTACCTTAAGAAGAGAAGAGAAGCAGTCGGAGGTGCAATTGCAACTCGTAAAGAGGAAGTTGAATTTATTGGTGAAGTAAAAAAAAACAAAAAGGGCGATGAAAAAATTGATGTACTGAAGGGGAATAAAAAGAATAAGTGTGAAGTTTATCCTGAAATGAAGGTTCAGGAAAGTTCCTACGAAAGATTTTTGAGTAAGGTTCATTCTCTTCAGGAGAAGGCAGCAAGTCAAAATCAACAGCAACTTGCGGGAATGGCACTTGCTTATTTGAGAGGTGATATGCCTGATGCAAGTGAAGAAGTTAAAAAGATGGCAAAGATGGGTGAGAAAAAACTTCGTGATTTTGCCAAAACTAAGCACGAGGGTCTTCCTGAAAAAGTAAAGGAAGAAATGTCGTGTGATTCTGATAAAAAATCTGGAAAGGAGATAGATCCAAGACAGATGAAAACTATGAAGGATCGTGCAAGAACTTCTCTTGGTCTAATGGGAATTAAGGCATCTTATGAACCCGAAGGTGAGCAGATTGATGAACTGGGTCCATTTGGCGGACTGGCATTAAGAGCTGGTTTGGCAGCAGGAGCAGGTGCCCTTGGTTTGAAAGCAATTGGTGGGGCGAAAAAATCTGCTGAGGCAATGAAGAACAGGCAGGTAAAGAAACTAAATCAACTAGGAATGTCTTATGAACCAGAAGGTGAATTAGTTGATGAGGAGAGAGGTGAATTTAGAAGTCTTGGTGGAAGAGATAGAAATGATGGAAGAAACCGTTATAGGGGTTCTGCTACACCGCAACAAAAAAAGGAAGAAGATGCAGCAGCAGAAGCATCTGCAAAAAAAGCTAAAGCACAATTAGCAAGAAACCTAGCAAGAGAAGCAAGAAATAAAGGCAGATAATTCCTAAATAAGACAGAACTCTTCACACGAGGTAAATTATGTCTGTAGGACTTATTTGGGCTTGGATTATGGCTAACGAAGCCGCACTTGCCACCATTCTTTTGATCGTTTCCGAACTTTTAGGAGCGGTTCCACAAGTCAAATCAAACGGACTTGTATCATTTGTTCTTCTTCAAGTACAAAAGGTATTAAAGGATAAGGGAGCACAAGACCCTACTCCCTGAATTAAGTTAAGTTAATATAAAGGAGACCTGAATATCAAGGTCTCCTTTTTTTATAAATATCATTATAATAAAGAACTTTATAGGTAAAAAGAATGGCACTCTGGGGAAAATCAGACGGTATTTATTCTCCTGGTACAGTAGTAGTTAGTCTTGCAAATAAGACTGTTACTGGAACTGGAACATCATTTAGATCAGCTGGAATTACTACTGGAACCGTAATTACTGTTGGTGCTGGTGGAACTTTTGGTGAGGCAGTTGTTTCTGCCGTCACTTCGGAAACTGTAATATCAATCGCAAGTACGCAATTCCTTCTGAATACCACGATTTCGGGAGTTGCTTATACTATGTCACAAAAACCTGTATATCTAATGCAGGATTCTAATTATTCTAGAACTTCTACATCATCTGATAATAAGGTTTATGGTGTTGATGTTTATGAAGCATCTGCAGCAGTTGATACTCAATATGCCGTAACTCATGCTGGATGGGTTGGAATTAAAACTTATAATGATACCAATGGAAATCTAAGAGTTAAATCGGAAACTCTAGTTGCCTTCTCGGGTATCACTACAGGAACTTCATCATATACTGCTGCTGGTGATGCTTTAGATGATACTATTCTTCCCGACTTTAGAATCACTATTGCTGGAGTAACAGCATCTCCTAGTGCAGCAGTTGGAGTTGGAACAACCGTAACGCTAACTGTTTCTGCTTCTTCTTATCCAGATACAGTTCTTTCATACCAGTGGCAGAAGTCCACAACTGCTAATGGCGTTGTTTATAACAATATTTCTGGAGCAACTGGAATCAGTACTTCAATTACTAATGCAACAACTGGTAACAATAACTACAACTATCGTGTTGTTGTTACTGCCGATGGTGGAGCAACCGCAACTTCTAGCCCAATCAAACTCACAGTAACTGCATGATAATATGAGATTTGATGAATTGAACGAAAGCAATTATATGCTTTTTGCTATAAAATTCTATGATAATCCTCAGTCAGTAACTAAGGAAGATTTTGAGGACGATTTAAAAAGAATAAAATATATAAAAAGACTACTTAAAAGGTATAAGAATACTGGCGTCTTAAAAATTCATTTAATTTTGAATCATTTAACTTTGCTATTTAATGTTTTTAATGATGCCACTATTCCACTTTTATTTTATAATTTGGAACAAGATCTTTGGCCAATAATAAAAAGTTTTTTAATATTTTTGAATCGTATTCCGGAATATCCAAAAACTAATATTCATGATATTCAGGAAGATTCTGAGTGCCTATCTCAATTGCAATCAATTTAATGGATAAGTTAGAAAAATTAATTAATATTGTTCGCTCACTAAAAGAGGAAGGTGGTATGGTAGTCGGATCTGGTGGATTCACTTCTTCAGCGGATCCTAAAGGTCCTGTTGCTGGTTATGATAATCTTCTTGATGGGCGATCCAAGATAATGCGAAGACTTCCTGTTGCATATCGTAAAAATATTCAAAAAACCAAGTCGAAGAAAAAATAAATATTAATAAAATCTCTAAAGCATTTGTTTCGTGGGAATACAAATCTTATACAAATAAAAAAAATGTTTAGCAAATCATCCAACGAAACAAAAATTGCAGTTCTTGAAGAACGTCTTACTTCCTATGAGGCTATGATGAAAAAAATAGATGAGGCCATTCAGATAATGGGACAAACGAGTCAAAACATATCAAAGATGTTGGCAGTTCATGAGGAAAAATTGGACAATAATAATAAGAATGATGAAGTAATTTTTAGTAGAATTCGATTGATGGAAGATAAAAATACCGAAGAGCATAATAGAGTAATCGAAAGATTTGAATCATTAGAAAAAAAGATAGATGGTCGCATAGAGACAGTAGATAAAAAGGTTGATGACGTAACAAAGTTTCGTTGGTTAGTTGTAGGTGCTTTAGTAATAGTTTCATTCGCATTTTCACAGTCAAGTATGGTGGTGGATGTCTTGACACCAGACTCAGAACAGATTAGAATAGAAAGAGCAAAATAGTGCCTTCATAATGGATTTGATTGATTCCAAGTACATTGGATTAGTTTCGTCACGCCTACAAAAATTTAAGAGGGTAAAATCGGATCTCTACAACTTCCGTTGTCCTCTTTGTGGAGATTCTCAAAAAAATAAAAGCAAGGCACGGGGATATTTGTACGCCGTAAAGGTGAATACGAACTTTAAGTGTCATAATTGTGGAGCAAGTTTATCTTTTAATAATTTCCTCAAAGAACTAGATCCAGTACTTCATAAGCAATATACTCTAGAGAAGTTTAAGGAAGGATATACTGGTAAGAACTTTGTTGTAGAAGAACCAAAATTTGAATTCTCTAAACCATCCTTTTCTAAAAAATTAGACTTACCAAAAGCATCAACAAATAATGTTGCAAAGTCATATTTGGAAAATAGAAAACTCGATCCAGAAAAGTTTTATTTTGCACACAAATTTAAAGAGTGGGTAAACAGTCAAAAACAAACCTTTTCTAGCACTGACAATGAGGAATCGCGTATAGTTATACCATTATATGATTTTGACCATAATCTTATTGGGTTCCAAGGAAGATCACTCATTCCAAAGTCTGTTAAATATATTACCGTGATGTTGAGTGAGAATGCTCCAAAAATTTATGGACTTAATACTATTAAAAAAAATGAAACCGTTTATGTTACCGAAGGGCCATTTGACAGCACGTTCGTTCGCAACTCAATTGCTATGTGTGGAGCTGATGCTGATATCAGTAATTTCGGTTTTAATCGGGTTGTTTGGGTTTATGATAACGAACCACGAAATAGAGAAATTATCAACAGAATCTCAAAGACAATTGATCGTGGAGAAGAGGTAGTTATTTGGCCAAGAAATATCCAACAAAAAGATATTAATGATATGGTTATTGCTGGACTTAATGTTATGGATGTGTTAAAATCAAATACACACTCAGGTTTAGAAGCAAAAGTAAAGTTTAACGAATGGAAGAAAGTATGAGCAACGGAACAAAGGTTATTAAAAGAAACGGGTCGATTGAAAGTCTTGACTTGAATAAACTTCATTTGATGGTTGAGGAGGCTTGTAAGGACCTGGCAGGAGTATCCGCATCTCAAGTTGAAATGCAGTCTGGTATCCAATTTTATGATGGCATTACCACGGCAGAGGTTCAGGAGATTCTAATTCGCTCTGCAAGCGATTTGATTGACCTCGACCACCCCAACTATCAGTTCGTTGCTGCTCGCCTCCTTCTGTTCGCTCTCCGCAAGCAGTTGTTCGGTCGTATGCACGAGTGTCCAACTGTCAAGCAACACGTAGAGCGTTGTGTTGGTAGAGGAGTGTATGATGCAGAAATTCTTGACCTTTATAATGATGAGGAGTTTGATAGACTTCAATCTTTTATTGACCATGAGCGTGATTATCTGTTCACTTATGCAGGTCTTCGTCAAGTAGTTGATAAGTATCTAGTTCAGGATAGGAGTTCTGGTGCTCTCTATGAGACGCCACAATTTATGTACCTTTTGATTGCCGCTACTATCTTCTCAAAATATCCAAAAGAAACACGTTTAGATTACGTTAAGAAGTATTATGACGCAATCAGCAAGCACAAAATCAACATCCCAACACCGATTATGGCAGGAGTGCGAACCCCACTTCGTCAATATGCATCTTGTGTTCTCGTTGATGTTGATGACACCCTCGATAGTATCTTTAGCAGCGATATGGCTATTGGTAAATATGTCGCACAAAGGGCTGGCATCGGTATCAACGCGGGTAGAATCCGTGGTATCAATGCTAAAATCCGAGGTGGAGAGGTACAACACACAGGCGTTGTCCCCTTCCTTAAGAAGTTTGAGGCAACTGTCCGATGCTGCACTCAAAACGGCATCAGAGGTGGTTCTGCTACAGTTCACTTTCCTATCTGGCACCAAGAAATAGAAGACATTCTGGTATTAAAGAATAATAAGGGAACCGAAGATAATCGTGTTCGTAAGTTAGACTACAGTATCCAAATCTCTAAACTCTTCTATGAGCGATTCATCCGTAACGAGGAAATCTCACTCTTCTCACCCCACTCAGTGCCTGGTCTATATGATGCTTTTGGAACTGATTCTTTTGACGAGTTATATGTACGTTACGAACGAGATGAGTCTGTTCCTAGAAAGACTATCGGGGCTCAAGAACTCTTTCTGGACCTCCTGAAAGAACGTGCAGAAACTGGTCGTCTTTACATTATGAATATTGACCATTGCAACTCTCACTCTTCTTTTATGGATAAAGTTGAGATGAGTAATCTTTGTCAGGAAATCACTCTCCCAACAAAACCTATTCAACATATTGATGACCCTGATGGTGAAATTGCTCTTTGCATTCTTAGTGCTATTAACGTTGGGAAAATTAGGGATAACGAGGATCTTGAAGTTCTTTGTGATCTTGCTATTAGGAGTCTTGATGAACTCATTGATTTTCAAGGATACCCCGTCAAAGCAGCAGAAATCGCCACTAGAGCACGTCGTTCTCTTGGCGTAGGTTATATTGGTCTGGCACACTATCTTGCCAAGCACGGTGAGCATTACGAGGATCCTAATGCTTGGCAACTTGTCCACGATTTGACTGAGGCATTCCAATACTACCTTATCCAGGCAACCGTAAATCTTGCGAAAGAAAAAGGTGCCTGTGAGTATTCTCATCGTACTAAGTATGGACAGGGTATTCTGCCGATTGATACATACAAGAAGGATGTTGACGAAATCGTTCCGAATAATTTGAAGTATGATTGGGATAGCCTTAGGGAACAAGTTAAGCAATATGGAGTTAGGAACTCAACACTGTCGGCACAAATGCCTTCGGAGAGCAGTTCCGTTGTGTCAAATGCAACAAATGGAATTGAACCACCTAGAGGATACCTGTCCATTAAAAAGTCGAAGAAAGGTCCTCTCAAGCAAATTGTTCCCCAGTATCAAACTCTTAAGAACAATTATACGCTTCTTTGGGATATGCCTAGTAATACTGGTTATATTAATATTGTTGCTGTTATGCAGAAGTTCTTCGATCAAGCGATTTCTGGAAACTGGTCGTATAATCCAGAGAATTATCCCAATAATGAAGTTCCTGTGTCAATAATGGCACAAGACCTTTTGACTACATATAAGTACGGTTGGAAAACCAGTTACTATCAAAATACATATGATATTAAAACTGATGAGGTGGATGAACCCAAAGCATCAGTTGATGATTTAATTTCTGATATTCTTAATTCCGAGGAGGATGATTGTGAGTCTTGTAAAATTTAAAACAAGTTTAGAGGAAAAGAACGTGGTCAATCAGATGACAGTTTTCAACTCTGAAGAAGTTGACACCAAAAAGCAACCAATGTTTTTTGGAAAACCCCTTGGTATTCAAAGATATGATTCTTATAAGTATCCTATTTTTGATAAACTCACAACCCAACAATTAGGTTATTTTTGGAGACCCGAAGAGGTTTCCCTACAGAAAGATAGGGGAGACTATCAGTCTCTCCGTCCTGAACAAAAGCATATTTTTACTTCAAATCTTAAATATCAAGTAATGCTTGATAGTGTTCAGGGTCGTGGGCCCGGAATGGCATTCGCTCCATACTGTTCGCTTCCAGAGTTAGAAGCGTGTATGAAGGTCTGGGAATTCATGGAAATGATTCACTCTAGATCTTATACTTACATCATCAAAAATGTATATTCTGACCCCTCGGATGTATTTGATACTATTTTAAGAGATGATCGTATTTTAGAACGTGCCACCAGTGTTACTGAGGCATATAATGACTTCATTAACAGTGCTCATATGTATGATTCGTCTGAACTGTGGAAACACGCACAAGAATCAGTTCCATTTGCACAGGCAGAAAGATATGAACTCAAACGCAAACTCTATAGAGCAGTTGCAAACGTTAATATTCTTGAAGGTATTCGCTTTTACGTCAGTTTCGCTTGCAGTTTTGCATTTGGCGAACTCAAACTTATGGAAGGAAGTGCAAAAATCATCTCACTAATTGCCAGAGATGAGAATCAGCACCTTGTCATCACTCAAAATATTCTTAACAAATGGAAAGAGGGTGATGACCCAGATATGAAGAGAATTGCTCAAGAAGAAGAACAGTGGTTCTACAAGACATTTGAGAATGCCGTCAATCAAGAAAAACTTTGGGCAGAATATCTGTTCAAGGATGGTTCTATGATTGGTCTGAATGATAAACTTCTTTGTCAATATGTTGAGTGGATTGCGAATCGCAGAATGAAGGCTATTGGTCTTCGCCCACTTTATGATATTCCCGCTAAGAATAATCCTCTTCCTTGGACTGAGCACTGGATTTCCTCTAAAGGTCTTCAAGTTGCACCCCAAGAGACGGAAGTTGAATCCTATATTGTCGGAGGAATCAAACAAGATGTTACCAAAAATACTTTCGCAGGATTCCAATTATGATGAATGGTGCGAACAAGAACTCCTGAACGCATATAAAGATGCAGCAGAATATGATGATTTTCTTTTCGGAGACCACGACTATTCTTATATTTGGTTAGATGATAAAAAAGATGATACTAAATGAGGGTCTTTTAGACCCTCTTTTTTTATATAAATATCTAAAAAAGGTAGATGAAAACCTTCGAAGAATTTTACAATCAAGCAAAAGAAGCACAAAATCTAAATGAAATTGCTGCAGCACCGGCAGCTGCTGTGGTTGGAAAGAGTTTAGGTTCTAAAATTATTCCTGGAGTTGGAGCTTTTGTTGGTGCTGTAGATGCTGCTAATAGAATATCTAAAGGTGATTGGGAAGGTGCCACATATTCTGGACTAGGAGCTGCTGCAAACCTTATTCCTGGTGCTGGGACAGCAGCACAACTGGCCTTAACTGGAGTGCAGCAAGCAAGAGATTATCAGAGAGGAACTGGGGAGTTTGCTAAAGGTGGTGCATTTTCGCAGTACGCAAGAAAACCAGTATCAACACCTTCAACATCTCAGAATCAAAATCCTCAACAATCGCTATCACTTCAAAATAGATCAACTTTAAAACCAACAACACCAATCAAACCAGTAACACGACAACAAATTTCTCAACAATCTGGTGTTGTTGGAAAAGTTTCTACAAATACTTCATACCAATCTAAGTTGGGTGGTGCAAAGGCAACAACAACCTATGGATCTGGTGGCCAGCAAATGGTGAGAGCAAATCTTGGAAATCAAGGAATTAATAAAGTTTCTTCAGGGCAAGTTTCTGCTAATAAATCATATGGTGCAACTTTAGGTGGAGTTAAAGGAACGGTTAAATATAATGCTCAGGGTAATCGCCAATTCCAAGCATTAAAACCAACATCTCAATCTAAACCGATACCTAAACCAACACCTAAACCGATACCTAAACTAACACCTAAACCGCAACAGAAAAAGTTTTTTGGACTCTTTTGATTTATAAATAAATTTATAAAGAACTAAAAAAGAAAAAAATGACAAGAATTACTAGTAGTGAAGTTGCTAGCTTGATGGAAGCGTATAATTCCGTATATGCCCCTCAAGAACAAATTAATGATGATCAGTTGGTAGAAGAAATTTTTGAAGACGTTGCATATTCTTTAATTTCTCAAGGACATACTGCTGTTGATGTTCTAGAATATTTTGCAGATGTTGATGATGAAGTTATTATTGAAGATGTTATTGCACTTTCTGAAGGGACATTAATTTTTGAAGAAGTTGTTTCTGAAGAGTATATTGAAGAGCAATTCCAACAGTTGGATGAGGTTGTTGGCGCTCTTCTTAGAGTTGCTAGTGCAGGAGTTAAAGCTGCTAAGTTTGCCCCAAAGGGTGCTGGACCTCTTGCTAAAACTGGTGCTGCACTGCAGGGTGCTGGTAAGGCAACTACTAGAGTTGCTCAGCAGGGTACAAAGGCAAGTGCTGTAGTCAGACCTGCTGTTGGACGTGCTGTACAAGGTGCTAAGAATGCTATCGGGGGCGCAGTTTCAAAAGTTAAAGACCTTGCTAAAGGTGCATTAGGTAAGATTCCTGGTGGTTCTGGTGGTAAGTTAGCATCGGCTGCTAAAACTGCTGGTAAGTGGGCGTTAGGAGGCGCTGCATTTGAAGGTGGTATGAGAGCAGTTCAAGGTCTTACTGGGGGTGGTAAGGGTGGTGATACTGAGAGTTCTGCACCAAAAACTCCCAAGGCAGGTATGGTGGATACTGCTAAAGGTCAGAGATATAAATCATCTTCTGATGGTAAGATGTATAAGAATTATAATGATGCCTTGGCAGCAAGAAATTCTAGAAGAGGTGTAAAACCAACTCCTGCACCTGCAGCATCTTCTTCTGCAGCACCTTCTGGAGGTTCAGGAAGTGGTGGAGGTTCATCTACTCCTGCCCCCAAATCTACTCCATCTACAAAAGTTGCACCAGCAAAACCATCTACTTCGGATACTAAACTTACTTCGATGCAACAATGGGCGAAGGCAAATCCAAAACTGGCTTCTAAAGTAAAACCAGGTCAGTCTGGATATGATGATATTTCAGCAAAAAGGGATACACCTGGTCCAAATGAAAAGAAAGATCAAACTCCAACACAAGGTCCAGCAGATGCCAAGATTGATACTAAAGCAGTAGATGCCGCTGTAAAGGCACAACAAGAAAGAGATAAAAATAAGGCAAAACCACAGGCAGTAAACGCTTCTTATGAATATGATGCCTATGACCTTGTACTTGAGTATCTCCTCTCACAAGGGCACGTAGATACTGTAGAAGAGGCACATTATGTAATGATGGAGATGGATGCCGAAACTATTGGAAGTATTGTAGAAGAAACAAAATAAAATAACTAATAAAATTAAAATATATTTTCAGGGGGTCTTGACAAGTCCCCTTTTTTATGAGTAGAATAGGTTTGTTCCCGTTAAAGATAAATAATAGCTCATAAGATTACTTTATATGAGCTATGAAAACCCTTGGCAATATAATGGAGAAATTTTTGAGTCTGATCATATCCAAGATTATTTTGGTTTTGTATATCGTATATCTTGCAGTAAGAATGGGCGCAAATATCTGGGTAGAAAGTATTTTTGGTCTTTTAGAACACCTCCAGGGAAAAAAAGGAGAGTAAAACAAGAATCTGATTGGAAAAAGTATTATGGTTCTTGTCCTGAACTAAAGGATGATGTTAAAAAGTATGGTAAAGAGTTCTTCGGTAGAGAAATTATAAGCCTCCATAAGACTAAAGGTGGATGCAACTACGAAGAAACAAAACAACTTTTTCTAAATAATGTACTGGTAGAATCACTTGACACCGGAGAACCTGCATATTATAATTCCAACATACTTGGACGCTATATGCGAAAGGATTACTTCTATGGAAACCTTGGAAATGACTCTTCGGAAGTCTCATGACTGGGCAATTGACCGTATTCATTATTTGAGTGAAAGAAATATTGATGATGCTCATTCAATTCAACGTGAATTTTCCGAATGGTTTGATCCAGAAATTTTAGATCACGATATTTTTTCAATGCAGTATATCGGAGAAGACGATGCAGATTGACCTTCACAATTTCTTTTCACATTACGATCCAAAAAATCCTAACCACGTTGCTGCGGTTGAACAACTGGAAAAGGATTTACTCGTAAAGGCATTAGATTTAATGCAGGATGATGCTAATTGGGTTCGTGTGTATAGAACTCCAATAACTCCCCCCACAACCGGAGTTTTAAATGTTCCATACTATCCTCAAACAGATAATTACAGAGACGCTGATCGTACTTGTAATAGTTCTGCCTGTGCTATGTGTCTGGAGTATTTTAAACCAGGCACACTAAACGGAGCAAAGGGTGATGATGCTTATGTCCAAAAAGTATTTGCCATTGGTGACTCAACTGATCACTCGGTTCAGACCAAAGTTCTGGCAGATTATGGCATTAAGTCAAATTTTAATTATAATCTTTCTTTTGCTGATCTTGATCGTGAGCTTGCCGCTGGGAGACCCGTTGTTATCGGGATCCTTCATCGTGGCACTCTATCTGCTCCTACTGGTGGGCACATGGTTGTAGTCATTGGCAAGAGGGGCGATGATTATGTTGTCAATGATCCATACGGTTCTTTGAATGATGGATACACTGGAGCAGTTACTAATGGTAAAGGTGCTGTGTATAAGAAGTCGGATCTCCAATATCGTTGGTTAGAGAAAGCAAAAGATAAGACTGGTTGGGGCAGAATCTTCGATGCAAAAAAGTAGAGAAGCCAACTAATATTGGTAATGTTAATGGAGTTTCATTAGTTGGCATTTACTTAATCAAAGAGTTTGAAGGATGTCATTTAAATGCTTATCCAGATCCTTTGACTGGAAAACTTCCAATCACGATAGGGTGGGGAAGCACCAAAGATTTTGATGGATCTCCTTTTAAGATGGGTAAAGTAATCACTCAAAAGTATGCTGATACTTTATTGGAATTTGATTTGAAAAATAGATTCCTTCCGAAACTTCAAAAAATTCCTTATTGGGGAGAGATGAATGCAAATCAACAAGGCGCAATTCTTAGCTTTGCTTATAATCTTGGGGCTGATTTTTATGGAGGCTCTGACTTTAATACGATAACAAGAGTCCTTAAAAATAAGGAATGGAATAAAGTTTCCGAGGCACTCAAACTCTATCGTAATCCTGGTACTAATGTTGAAGCAGGATTATTAAGAAGACGAGTTGCAGAATCAAAATTATGGTCATCCTGAATAAGGTTCGGCAATACCTTCATTCATCATCCAATCATTAATTGTGGTTGAATCACCTACAAGATAAAGAGTGCCAAGTATTCTTCCATACTTGTCTTCTTTGTAGGTTTCAATGACCCACTCACCTTCACGGGAGAGTTGTTCTTCTAACCATACCTTTGCTGCCAGACCTCTTGTTTTCTCTTCTAAATCTTTAGTTCTAGTTTCGGGAGCATTAATATCTTTGAGACGAACTCTATGAGAGATTGTAATATCAAAACCTAAATCAATATCAAGATCAACTGTGTCGCCATCAACAACACGGTTGATTTTTTTTACCTTATAGTGATACATTTTTTTTACCTCTTTTCCAGGTTCTACGAATTGCCGAACGAACTTCAGGTGGTTGTTGTTTTATTTTGATGTTTCTATTTTCATTAAAGAAACCATCATTAGACAGTAATCTAATGAGGATGAGTATCGGAAGAATCTTTTTCTTCATTATCCCAGATAAGAATTTTGTATATGCACCAAATAACCCCAATCAGACCAACACCTAATAATATATTTACACTCCAAACAACTTCACTCATAATCTTCCTTCTGTTTTGTGTATCCAAGTTTTAAGTTCGTGCAGATAGTTTCTCAACATATCTGCCTTTTCTAAATGCCAAATATCACCACTCTTGAAGTACTCGTGAGTGTGGTTATCTATTGCCTTTAGAATATTATGTATTGGTGCATTCCAAGGTTCTCTATGCGGAGTATTCCACTCTCTTGGCATAAATCCTCACTTTTTCTTACCACCATTTTTTGCTTTTTTAGCAGTCGCATTACCAGAATTTTGTTTGGACTGCTTTCCACCAGCAGAACCTTTCTTACCCTTGTTTGCGGATTTTGCCATTTGTCTGAAGGCATAACATAATATTTATCTTGAGACACTTTTTAAACTGGAACACTTGACAAATCCTAAATATTAACTTATTATGAAAAAATCTCCGTTATGAGCGGAGTATTCGTTATGAGTCTGTGACCGTGACACCTAGAGCCGTGGAAGATGCCCTCCGAGAGTTGGGTGGACCCCTCTTCTATACGGATGCCGAATTCAATTTAACTAAATGCTTAAAAACCTAACAAATGTAACCGTAGCAATTTTGGGTGCGGTTGCAACATCAGCGGCAACACTGCCAGCACCGAGTATGGCGACATCTTCAGTACAACAACCGCCTTTCGCAATTGTTCCTGAAGGTCCTACTCAAGAGACAGAGACCAAAGAGGTTGTTCCCGAAAAACCTAAGGTAAAACGATTAGTTTGTAAAGGATGCAATACTAATGAATCACGAACTCTGGAATTCCTCCAGAAGCGTGGTATTACTGACAAAAACGCCCTAGCTACCATTATGGGCAATATCCGACAAGAGTCTACCTTCGTTCCTAATATTTGCGAAGGTGGTGCTAAAACTTCCTATCCTAACTGTGGTGGTGGGTATGGTCTAATTCAATGGACTAATGCTCCTCGTTTTTATGGACTCGGAAGACATGCTGCTCGTATTGGTGCTAATCCTTCTTCACTTGATGCACAACTTGACTATATGCTGCACGAAAGTGATTGGAAGATGATTGAAACCCAGATGAAAACTCCAGGTAAATCCATTACTGATTATATGCGACTTGCGAGTAAATGGATTCGTTGGGGACATCATGGAGCAAGAACTGACTTTGCTTATAATTATGCTGCTAAGTTGGTTCTTACCGAAGTCTGAAAACACATACAACTGAATAAATAAGGGGGAGTGCTGCAGACCTCCCCTTTTTTATGTCCATAGAAAATCTTCCAGAAGAACCCGAAGACATTGTAGATATTGCTGCAAAGGCAGGATATCTGAAGGTAGAGACTGATATTGGTGATATTAAATTAAACTCTCATAATCAAATTGAAGTTCAACCCAAAGGAACTCCATTCGGTGCAAAGGTAAAGGTAGAAGAGAATGGAAACATCACACCAACACTTACCTTTGATACTAAGAAGATGAGAGAACCAAAAAAGAAAATAGATGCCAAACAAATGGTAGATGATGCTCTGGAGGACTTTTTAGATGAGCAAGTTTAATATCTTTGAGTTTAAGTATGGAAAGGAAAAGAAACCTCTGAAAGAATGGATTAAGATTGGTGCAATTGTTCATATCTCACTAGATGTAATTTCACTCATTCCTGGAGTTCAAAAGAAAAAAGTTTTTAATTTACTAGATGAAGTTCAACTCTCTATGGGTATTGATGTTCTGAATGATTATATAATTCAAGATACCGAACTCATAACTTATAGAATTGAAAGAGTCCTGGATAAATCAATTAAGGAATACGAGAAGAATAATGTTTAGACTTTTTGAGGTTAGGGACGGAAAACTTACTACACTCCCTGATGTAAGTTCCAAAAAAATAAAGTCAGTTATCTTTAGTTCTGTTATCGTACTGATTATAGTTGCTTTATCTGGATGGTTGAAGATTAGTGAAAAAGACCTTTGGAAAATTTATACCCTAATTCTTCAGCAGTTTGGTCTAAATCACGAACTTCCAAGAACTGAGAGTGAAAAGGAACTGGATGCCAGAATTGAACTAGAAGTTGATAAGGCAATTCGTGATGTAATTCCCGAGTATGATCGGATTATTTCCGATTATGATAGGAAATATAAACCAATTTACATCGATGAAGTGAATGATGAGACACTATGTTATACCGATGATTGTAAAAAACTTGCCCCACCGATGAGAATATGTGCTCCTTGGGCACCTGATTGCACTAAAAACTAGCTATATAAACATATCCTATTTTATTTTGGAGATTATTATGTCTGTATCACAAGAACTACTGAATGCTGTTGAAGCTTGGAAAGTAGAAGACGAAAAGTTTGCTGGCGGAAACAACGCAGCAGGCACCCGTGCCCGTAAGGCACTTCAGGAAATTGCCAAACTGGTCAAGACCCGTAGAGGCGAAATTACAGAAGAGAAGACTGCTCGTAAAGAAGCAAAGGCTTGACTCCAAGACCTGATTGCTCTATAATACTCTCATAGGCAGCGGGGGTCCAAACTCTGCATAAGTCCTGCCCCTCCCATGCCTCTCAACGATGCACAAACAGGGAGGTTCCTTATGGGTTAGTAGCTCAGATGGATAGAGCAATTCACTTCTAATGAATTGGTCGGGGGTTCGAGTCCCTCCTAACCCGTTGCTACTTTGCGCTGGAAAGATAAACCAGAATGCCGGTAGCAAACAGGAGTAGTCGCTATGCACATAGCATAGAAAGACGCTCCACACAAACGCCGTTGGTAGTCTAGTGGTCAGGACACCCCGACAAGGGAGTTGGAGAAGTAGGGGTTCGATTCCCCCACAACGGCACACTTATTCCACAATAGCTCAGCGGTAGAGTCGGTGACTGTTAATCACTTGGTCCCTGGTTCGAATCCAGGTTGTGGAGTTTGCCCCTGTAGCTCAGTGGTAGAGCAACGGTTTTGTAAACCGTTGGTCGCAAGTTCAAATCTTGTCGGGGGCTTGACAAATTCTCATATTTGTCTTATATTTCCAAAGTGTGAAGGAAGTGCCTGGGAAAGAGAAATCTTTCCCTTTTGCGAGATTAATTCAGCGGTAGAATGTCAGCCTTCCAAGCTGAACGTCAGGGGTTCGAATCCCCTATCTCGCTTCCCCTAAAATATCAGGGGAGCTAAATAAACTTCGTAGTTGTAAATCTTAACAAACTATATGAAATTTCTAAAACAACTGATGCTCGTGCCTGTTGCACTGGGTCTTGTTGCTCCTGCGGTGAATGCTGCAGAACTCAATACTGAGGATGTCAACAAGTATGCCTCGGCACAACAAGTCACTAGCATTACACAATTCTCTGATGTTCAACCTACTGATTGGGCATATCAGGCACTTGGCAACCTCGTAGAGCGTTATGGTTGCGTTGCTGGTTATCCTAACGGCACCTTTGTTGGTGGTCAGGCGATGACTCGCTTCGAAGCTGCTGCTCTTCTAAATGCTTGCCTTGATCGTGTAACTGAAACTACGGATGAACTTCGTCGCCTTCTGGACGAATTCAAGAGTGAACTTGCCGTACTCAAGGGTCGTGTAGATGGTCTTGAGAACCGTGTTGGAAACTTGGAAGCAACACAATTCTCTACCACTACTAAACTCAAGGGTGAAGTCAATTTCGTTCTTGGTGGCGTTCCTAGTCTTGAAACCAATAAAGGTGCTGATGTGGGCAACACCGCATTCAACTATGATGTTCGTCTGAACTTCGATACTTCTTTTACTGGAAAAGACCTGCTTCGCACTCGTCTGCGTTCTGGCAACTTTGGTAGTGATCCTTTCGGTTCCAGTTCTTCTCTGTTCAAACTGGACAAGGCAGAATCTACTGCTGATCAAGTCATTATTGATCGTCTCTACTATCAGTTCCCAGTTACTAAGAGTGTAACTCTTACTGCTGGTCCTCTGGTTCGTAACACTGAGATGGCTTGGGTTCCTTCTGCTTATAAGTCGGAAATCCTTGACTTCTTTGCTGTTTCTGGTGCTCCTGGTGTCTATAACAAGGCAACTGGTGCTGGTTTCGGTGCTCAGTGGAAGCAACCCACCAAGAAAGGTCAAGGTGGATTCGTTGCTGGTCTGAACTATGTTGCCCAAGATGGTGACAATAGTGAAACTGGTGTCTTCAACTCTGACGGTGCTCTGAACTTCCTCGCACAGGTTGGTTATCGTGCTCCTCAGTGGGGTATTGCTGCTGGTTATCGTTATGGTACTGAGGGCACTCGTCCTCGCACTTACAACGGCATCCTGGGTGCTAATGGTGCTCTTGTTGCTGGACAAGAATCCAATAACGTTGCTATCAATGCTTATTGGCAACCTTCCGAGAGTGGTTG